TACAGCTTCATTACCATTTGCATCTGCTATAAAACCACCATCAGCTATTTTAGGTGCTGTCAAGGTTTTATTTGATAAAGTTTGCGTTGTACTTGCATAGTATGTATCTAACAGATCAACATCAAAGTATTTCATTACTGAAGCACTAGAGTCATGCATTAGTATGGCATCGTTGTTTGCTATAGCAGTGCTAGTATCTATACTAACAGCAGAAGCATCTGCAACAGTGTTTAGTTCTGCACCAGTAGCATTTAGACCTGATACGTTAAATGATGCATCTACTAATGCTTTTACAGATTGTTGTGTAGGTATTAGCGTAGCACTATTAGAAGAGAAGTCATCCTCATCAGCAAAGCCTGTAATTGTTATAGTGCCATCTGATAATGAACCAAAGGTAACTGTACCTGTTGTAGTTATGGCAGATGATCCGTTGTTTATTGCACCAAACCCTGTAGAGATACTACCACTGTTTAATGCACCAGTAGTAACTAGGTTTGGCATAGCTGTTATTTCATCATCAAAGTAGGCAGCTAAGTCTGTAACTGCAACCTGCTTCATTGTTCCATCGTCATTAACAACTACTCTATCTGCATCAGCTATTGTAGTGCTTGACGCTGATGTATTACCATCCATAATATTTAGTTCAGTAGCAGTAGCCGTGACACCATCAAGTATATTTAACTCTGATGCTGTTGCTGTAACACCGTCGAGTATGTTTAGTTCTTCTGGTGTAGACGTAATCTGTGTTGTACTTACTGCTGCTAATACAGGTATTGTACCCGATTGGTTAGGTAAGTTAATTGTACGATCAGCAGTAGGGTCTACAATAGATAATGTAGTCTCATGGTCATCAGCAGTAGCACCTTCAAATACGATTGCATTCTGTGCATTCATAGTAACAGTATCTACTACTGTTTGTGTTCCTTGAACAGTAAGATTACCTGAGACAGTTAGGTTATCGCCTATGGTTACTTCAGAAGTGCCATGTCCTATTGTTATAGAAGTACCCGATACGCCAGTACCGATAGATACTGATTCACTACTATTGGCTGTATCAACAATAAGATATGCATCAGATCCCTGTTTAATTGTAAATGCAGTGGCTGAGTTATCTGTTACTGCTACGTTAATGTCTGTGTCATCAGCAGAGATAGAGTCAAGGGCAATATCACCCACGTTAGTTATATTACCATCACCTACGCTAAGTGCAGTAGCACTAAGAGTTCCAGCTAGTGCAGTGTTAGCTCCAGTAAATGTAGCAGCAGTAGTAGAGCCAGATTTAATTATTAAATTACCACTGTTGTTTGTTAATGCACCATACTGTGTGCCATCATCTTTAAGTAGTACATCAGCACCGTCTGCATCTAGTATGATATCTCCAGCAGCATCCACTGTCATATCACCAGAAGATAATGCTATGGTTGTACCGTCTATGTTAAAGTTATCTATATCAATACCAGCATCAGCAGTAATCTTACCAGTAACTCCTAGTGTACTGCTCATGTCTACAGCACCATTTATATCTATTGTTGTGCCGTTTATTTCTACTTCACTATCTGATACAAGATCTAATACACCATCAGCAGATTGATGTATGTAAGTACCACTATCACCAAACTGTAGTTGACTAGTACTATTTAGTAGAACACCTGTATCAGCTACGTGGGTCAGTGTAACATCCTGATCATCACCTAAATTAATTACTGCACCATCAGCAAGGAACAGATCACTAAACTCTAGGGATGATGTGCCTAATGCAGCACCATCAGAAGCATCAGGAACAAATGCAGTTGTAGCAGTTATTGTAGTTCCTTGTATTGTACTAGATCCAGTTAAAGCACCAGTAACACCTAATGTACCAGCAATAGTAGCATTTTCATCAATGTCAAGTGTATCTATATGTGCAGTACCATCTATATAAAGATCTTTAAATTCTAATGATGCTGTGCCTAAATCTATATCAAAGTTTGTTATGGGAACTATAGCGCCATCCTGAATACGAACTTGTTGCACAGAAGAAGAACTTACTTGTGTATAAAACTCAATGTGATCATTAGATGTATCTATAAGTATCTTATTGTTTTGATCAGCATCTGCGATACGATCTATTGGTGGACCTTCCGCTGATGTACCGTCATGTGAGTGACCAGTAGAGTTATTGAAGGCTGCTAATATTTGGTTTAGTTCTGCATTAATTGGTGCTGCTGATATAACCTCACCACTAACGATCTGCGCTGCTGATTGCCTGGTATATCCTGCCATTATCTATATCCTGCATCTTGATAAGTAATCGAGAACCCACTAATACTGTATGGTGACTGAGTTCCTGTCGATGTTATAATCAAGGATATCGCTCTCCCTGATCCTTGGATGTTCGACTCTAGCACTGGACTAGTCGAACCATCATATCTAAAAGTAGCATCAAAGGTGCTGTTTGTAGTTGTGTATCTTGCTAATGCACCTGAAGTAGTTAAAGAATATGTATTTGGGTCTGGTGTATTAGGATCATCCCAATCATACGCTATACCCAAGTTAATTGTAGATTCACCCTCTGGTCTGGTGAATAACGTAATATGCTGAAATATTTTGCGTTTTTCGGTAGAGTCGAAATATAGAAATGGCGATGCATAAACAGCAGTAACATCAGCATCATTAAATGTACTGCCACTTTCTTGCTGAAATATTTCACCATTTAAATCTCCATGTAGTGTAACTTCTACATTATTTATTAAACCACTAGTAGCAACAAACGCTCTTATACCTAGTAACTCTCCAAACTCCCAACCAACTCTTCTGTCTGCAAATCTAAGACCACCTACTATACCTGCTGTATCTGATGCTGCTGTAGTTGTCTTTGGAAAGAAATATCTAAACTGAGACTTATTACTAATAACTACAGATGACATATTATCTAGATCATGTGTGCTTGGTAGTGACTGTAGTAATTGCTGTACTGGTTTAGATATAGTTTCAAGTTCAACGTCACCAATCCTAGCAGTACCCTGAATAGGACGTATACCGTCTGATGCTAAGAATAATACGTCACCACCTATTTCTATAATACTATCTGTAGCAATGCAACCTATATTGTTTGTTACTTCTGCCAAAGCAAAGTCTGAAGAACTTGTACCTGTCAATCTTTTTATTTTATCTTTACCAAATACAAACAAGCTATCTCTAAACTTAGCTATACCTGTTACATCAAATCCTACGTTAATTGTTCCTGATCCACTGGCAGATCTAAATCTATTATCTACATTAGGCTCACTAAACAATAATTTATTTGGGCCTATATTAGAGCTAGGAAATCCTCCGTAGAACTGATGGTTTCTAAAGTCTGTGCTAAACTTTGCTCCTGCTGGACTTGCATCATCACTAGTTGTATGATTACTAAAAGTTGTACCATCAAACCTAGCAGGTTCATTTGTACTATCACATAATACAACAGACTCTGAGCCAGTAAAAGAATTAAATGCGTGTCTTACTTTTGATACACCGATAGAAGATCTAAAAGAAAACACTCTATTAAATCCACTTGTAGTATACTTCCATACAGTGTAATACTGACTGTATACTGCTGTTACTGAACTACCACCTCCTGTAGCACCACTAGTAGCAGCAGAGGTAAATGATACTGTATAACTATTAGCGTCAGGTACACTAACAACTTGCATCTCTGTTGCGTTTGGTGTTATACCTCCTACAGCAGAACTACTAGAGAATGTAACAAAATTACCTACAGACAATCCATGAGCAGTATGTGATACTGTAATTGTTGCACTACCATTTGTAACTGTAAAAGGATTAGCACCTAATGAATGTGTCTTACCTGTAGCTTTAAATGTTACTGACCCACCTCCACCTGCACCATCTCCATTTGCAGCAGAAGTAAAAACTACAGTGTAGCTATTCGCATCTACAACAGAGGCTATTGCCATTTCTACATCGTTTGGTGTTACATTATTAACAGCAGACGATCCTGAAAATATAACCTTATCACCTACCGCAAGGCCATGTCCAGTATGAGCAACTGTAATCGTAGCACTTCCGTTGCTAGTTGTAAAAGGGTTAGTTCCCAGTGAACCAGTGAAGTCATTTGCGTTACGTCTAACTGCATAAGGAATACTATCTAATATCCAAATTCCAAGTACCTGACCTAATCCTGCAACTGTGCCATAGGTAGTATCATAATCTTTATAACCGTTTATTCTTCTGTATCCACCAAACTGAGAGATTTCCATATTTAACATACGAATGGCAGCACCAGGATTTTGAGTTGCCAATGTAAGAGCTTCTTCGTTAGTAAACAGTCCACCTCTTGATAGAACTGTTACGTCTTTTAAGGCATCCACCATTATATATTACCATGCGGTACGTTTATTAATCTGCTAACTCTAGTGTCTCTAACGTCTGTAAATCTGTTAATTAATATTGTACGCATTCTATCTACACCATCTTCAAATCTTTGTCTAGCTATAGCAGATTGTTGAGCATTATCTCTAAACATATAACAGTGATATAATGCACCATCTATTACTACGTGTTTGAATGGATCAGGTACAGACATAGTATCTGTGGAGTTAGTCATGTCAGATGCAAATGCAAAGTAACTAAAGCTTACGCCATACGTAGCATCTGGTCTAGGAGTAAAACCAGCTTTATTATCTAATGTTCTATAAACATAAATAGGCTGATCAAAATCACTTGTGGTTGCTTCAGCATCTCTTTCATAAAATCTTCTTATAAATGTATCATAGTCGATAAGTTTTAAATTACGTGCAGAATGATTATTGTCTGAGTCATAATCAATTCTAAATGAATCCCAATCTGCTATCTTGTAATCAGCAGGTAAAGAGTACTCTTGTTGACCTACAACGAGTGTTAGAGAACCAGCAGTAAAATTAAATGGAAACTCAAATTCTTTTTGTGATATCTCTTGGATTGATGAATTTATTGCGTCTTTTACTTGAGCGCGAAAACCTGTTGCTGTAGCAAAATCAGTCGAGGTTAACTCGACTTCGTTTAATCTACGTAAGGTATCATTAACTAATGTAAGAAAAGTAGTAGCCATATCATATCCAAAAACAAGATAAAGGGGTAGCCCAAGCTAATGAACTACCCCAAAATCAATTAGGCTAGGGTATCCCTAGCAGCAGCTACAGGTTCTGCACCCTGTTCATTGAGATCAATAACAGTAGCATAAACCCTAATTCTGCCAGTAGTAGGTGCTGCACCAGCAAGTAAAACATCAATCGTATCAGTTGTTGTAACAAACTGTGTATACGTTGAAGCGGCTGAACCAACAACAGTGTTAGTTTGACCGTTAGAACCTGCTGCACAGAAACCTGTCGAGGTTACGTCTGCACCATCAACGATATCATCACCTGCTGCAAAGTCAATATCAGCAGTTACAGAAGTATTGAATGCTTTCATAACTTCTGCACCAGCGTTAAGTACGAGTACTCCTGCTGGTACTTCTAGAAGTTGAAAGATATCTCCGTCTGCACCTGAGTATCCTTTTGCAACCATGTCATCAATATCAAGAGTAGCTTCAATGTTATACATTACGTGACTATCTTTTTTAGACGGTAAAGCAGCAATCGAGTCAGCCCCTACACCTACGGTATCGGCATCAGTCATATCATATGTAGCCATGATCTATCCTCCTTAACCTGCGATGTTATAAATGGCGCGACAAAGAGCTTCTGGGCGAAGGATCTTACGTCCGTATAAATGCATACCACGAACAATATCAGCAAAGCTGTCGTTGTCACGATATGTCTCTACCTTCTCTACTTGAGAAGCTGTAGCAACAGCAGAGTCGTGTCCTGCAACAATAACACCAAAGTTAGAACTTGAACCGTTAGTGTCGATAGTTGATGAACCTGTTCCTATGGAAGGAAGGTTATTGGACATATAAACTCTAAAACCTCTAATCAAGCCAGAGACTACTCGACCATTCCTTAGAATGTCACCAGCATTTTGTCCACCAGCAAAGTCATTGTTTAGAAGCTTACTGTTTTCGTCGTTTAGCTGTTCAGCAAAAACAGGATCAATAATGACCCAACGACCATCACGGTCTACGTTTTGTTGATCTAGTAAACGAGCCATACGGTTTAGAACCTCCAACGGAGTTGCTTCACCAGTAGATCCATCTGGGTGCGTAGCAATCGAATCAGAGGCAGAACCACCTGATACAAAGCTTGCGCGAGAGATCTTCATGGAAGCTAATAAACCGTCTGCTGCAACAGATACTGGATCAGTACCTGCTTTGTCAGCAGCAACTCTAGCTGCACTTGCATTTGCGTGTAAGGCAGCTTGTTTGAAACCAGATAAGTAACCTAGTACTTCTTGGTCAAACTGATCTTTTAGACGATACCCTGCACGATCACTTGCCATTGATTCAAAGTTTACGTGAGAGTGTGCTTCTTCAATGTCATCGATTTTGAAAGCAAAGTAGTTAGCTTTATCGACAACAAGGGTGAAGTCCTCATCGTCTAAGTCTTGTGGAGTTACTTGCGTACCCCTTGCATATTCTTGAACCGTGATTTCTGGTTCTTTGATAATACGCACTGTATCACCAAAATTTGCGATCTCACCAAAGTAATCACTGTTGGTAATATCTTCAATCACGCTAGTCTTACGGAAAGCCGATTGTACCTTCTTACTGTAAATAACAGGAGAGAAGTTACCGTTAGGCAGGTTTCCGTAACCAGCAGCAGTCTTAAAAGCCATTGGTTATCTCCTTTCGGCTATTATCGAAACGAGCCAACTATTGACAATTCAAGGCTACATCTTTAGGGTGTAGGATAAACCTGGCCTAACGAGTGTAGGTAGTTGAAACTTCTTCAGTTAGCATAAACAGGAAGGTAGTCTTATTGCTAAGAGGCTTCCGAACACTAGCAAATACCTATGCTAGTTTTAATAATATACAAAGTATATCATATTTTAATTAATTTGTCAAGACTTTTTTTATCTTGCACCACCACTAATATCATAAACAAAAGTGCCGTTTGCTATAGATTCTGAAATAGCATCTTCATGCTTTTCCCAATCCTTACTGCTAAGATTTTTTACCCTAGACTCTGACCATACATTACGATCTTGTGTCTTTGGTTCTTCTGCTCTAGAAGATTTCTTTACAGACTTAGCAGCTTCTTTAGTTTCTGATTTAGTAGCTGGTTTATTTGTCTCTAGTTTATATAAATCAATCGCTTTAGCAGCAGCTAAATGATCAGTGTCATTCTCATACAAAGCAGACTGTATCCACTTTGGTTGTGCTGCTACCCAGTCATGAAAGTCTTCACTAACACGTAGCTCTTGAAAGTCTGGATGAAGTTTAGAAAGTTCTGTCTCAGCTTTTTCTATCTGAACTTTAGTCTGCATTTCATCTACATACTTTAACTTTTCTTCTACATCCTTTCTGGCTTCTATAGCTTTCTTTGTAGCGATTGTTTCTACTATCTTGGCAACGTCTGGATATTTCTCAGCCCATTGCTCTAGTTCTTCATCTGTTTTAGGTAGCTTAACTTGTTTTCTTGTAAGTCCTTCTACCTGTTCCTTTAGACTACGTATTTCAGAATCATGTGTTTCCTGTATCTTTTGTACGTGTCTACGTAAATCTCCGTATCTCTTTTTAAATGTTTTTTCTTCAGGATTAAGTTCAGCTTCTGCTTTTGCTTCTTGTTCAGCTTCTACTTCCTCCTCTTCTACTTTATTCCTTTCTGCTTCTAGTTCTTCAATCTCTTTATCTTCTTCTTCTATGCTTTTCTTTTTGTAACGTATTGGTTGTGTTTTTACTTCTTGTACTACTTGCATTTTATTTCACTTTCTTTTCGGGGGCATCTAGTAGCTTTTCACCATGAAAAGGGTAGAAGGTAGCCCTAACATATAGATTACGTAACGTAACCTACTCCTTCAACATATTGGCCCTCACCCATTATTCCTGATCTTGGGCCTCTAAGTCTTTTTGCTCTTTGTTCATAAGAATCATAAAAAGTTTCTCCTTGTCTTCCTCCAGATAAAACACTAATACCTTGATTAACTATACCAGTTTCTGCTGGTGCATCTAAATCAAACTTATCTAAAAACTCTATTTGCTCTCTTTCTTTTTTATCTAAAGTTCCAGCTTCCTTACCAGATCTAAGTCTTTCTAATTCATCATCTGTAATACTTAATACAGTATTAAGTTGAGTAGGTTGCTCAAAATTTTGTGGATCTAAACTTTCTCCAAAGTAATCTATCTCATTAAAGAATACTTTTTTAAATACATCTCTGTTCGTAGCTCCCTCTGGTATATCAGAAGCTTTTAATCCTTGTTTTAATATTCTACGTTTGTCTGCTAATGCATCTAAACCTTTTTTTAGTCGTTCATTTTGTTTTATACTAATTGCTCCTCCAAGATATTCTCTGCCTTTGTTATAATCCTGCATTACAAACGCATATTCTTCACTATCAACTCCTGCTAAATCTAGCAACTGTCTCACTTCTTTGTCATTAGTATAATCATTTGCATCTTTTCCACCTCCTGCATTAGGATCAAAAACATAAGAAGATCGTTTTTTTCTTTTTTGTAAATCTGAACCTTTTAATACAGGATTATCTTTATAAATATAGTTTTCACTTCTGAAATTACCATAATCCTCTGGCAAATCAGGTGTATCTCTAAGCGGATCTCCTAATACATCTGCTCTTATCTCTTCGTATGTTTTAGGTTTCTCCATTGCTGCTAGTTGATCACCTAACTGCATATCACCTGCTACAGTTCCTACACCAGCTATGTTATAATCTACAGCACCACCAGTATTAAACTTTGCCATTAGACCACCTCTAGC